GCATAAATGGCCCCCGCCACGCCTAGTCCACCGCTTGTCACTAGGCTCCCGGTAGTTGTTGAGGTCGCTGCGGTAGCGTTAGTTGTCGTGAGCTGCGCCGCCGTCGTAACAATGCCGGTGCCGTTAGGCGTCAGCGTGATATTCTGATTGGTGCCGCCAGAGTTGATAGTCAGGCCCGAAGTTCCACCCGTGATTGAACCACCGCTAGTCGTCAACGCACCCGTAATCGTAAGCGCACCGGCACCAGTCAACGTAGCGGCAACAGTCGTTCCACCATACCATTGGAACTGCGTTAAGCTAGTGCTCGGCACCGAGTGCCACAGCGTATTAACTGCCATTCCGGCAGCGAAATCAACCGTAGAGGCACCAATCGAGGGGCTGAAAACCATTCTGGTCCCTGCACTCCGCGTCGTAAAGGCGGGTGCGGCAGTCCCAGTGGAGGCAAAGTCAATTCGGTTTCCAGTCGTCCCGTTGAGATAAATCTGCCCACCGCCATCTGCAGCGTTCCATGGGCCGGTAGATGTGAATTGGTCGTTGGCAGCAAGCGTGGTAAAAGCACCGGAGGCTCGGGTGGTGGCGCCGACAGTCGTGCCATCAATCGCACCTCCAGTTATTGCAACGCTGCTTGCAGCCTGTGTAGCAATGCTGCCAAGGCCAAGATTGGTGCGTGCGGTAGGCGCATCCGACGCTCCCGTGCCGCCATCTGCGATAGCCAAATCGGTAATTCCAGTAATCGACCCTCCGGTGATGGACACGCTGCTAGCCGACTGTGTGGACATCGTCCCCAGCCCAGTGATGTCCGTGTTCGGAATTGTGGCCGACGCGGTCATCGCGGCGGTGCCATTACCTTTGACGTATCCGGTGAGCGTGGACGCGCCGGTTCCACCCTCCGCAACCTGAACTTGGTCCCCAGTCAAAGCAAACGTGCCAGAGGCCGAAAGATTGGTAAATGCACCAGTGTTGGCTGTGCTAGACCCAATGGGCGACGGCGAGGCAAAGTTGGCCGTGGACAGAATCTTGCGGGTTCCATTGGTCGTGCCGTCAAGAATCAGGTAGTCGTCAGCAGCGGCGCTGGTCGCCGTTGTTGGAATGTCTTTTGGCCTTACGTTTGCCATGATGGTTAGTTCCTATTAGTCAATTTCGACAACAATCCTATCACCATCTGCCGTCACAACATAAATAGACAGATTGGTAATGAGGTAATCAACTGGCAGATTGAGGCCGTTGTTGCCATTGCTCTGCCAGCCGCCCTCAAGGACGGAGTAAGGCCCACCCAGAACCGCTGGGAATGGCTGGGCCATTTTAGAACGTCAGCGGGCTGGCGTGAATAACCGCGTCGGCACTGCCCTGACGGATGAACTTGGCGGCCTTGATGGTGTCGTAGCTCCAAGTGTAGTTCTGACCAGCGTAAAGCTGATGACCATTCGTGGCGCTGGGCGTGCTGCCATCCAGCGTGACCATCACATCCTCAGTCTGGATGTCGAACAGAACCATGCGGCAAAGGCCGTTCTCTCCCCAAGTCGCAATGCTGGAGAACTGCACAACGGCGGTGCTGACGGTAAGGCGCTCGTCGCTCAGGCCAGAGGCCGGACGAGGATAGATGAAATTCGGGGAACTGGAACCAAAGGCCATAGTAGGATTAGTTTAACACGATGATTTAGAACGCTCTCGCTTGGCGGGAGACGTAGGTTGAGATGCGACGACCGACCGAATTGTTGTTGCGGGTATTCTCCGCCTTGTCAACCTCAAGAGCCAGCCAAGTGTTAGCCACGGCCTCTTCGGCCAAAGCCTTGTCCACCTGACCATCGCCACGCAGGAAGTCGGCATAGGCACCATGGGCCATGAAATAGAAGAACTCCAAGGGGATAGTGGTAGAGGTAGAGGTGTAGGGGCCGTCCCACTCCTTCTTGAAAGCCGCCCAGAAGCCCGTGAGGTCTTGGAAGTTGTTGATGGGGTGCGCCCCGTCGCTATCAACGTAGAACTCGTATTCGGTGGCCGTATCGGTGCCCCACGGGTCGCCGTCCCAAATGCGGTTGAAATACCCGATGTCGGGGATGGAAACAGGGGTGACGGTAGCTGTGCCGGAATAAGTTTCCGTAGCCGTGTTGGTCGTGTCCACCGTGTAGGTGAACGTATCGTTCTCAACCGTGGTCTCGCTCAGACCCGTCACCTGATAAGTTCCATTGGGGTCTACGGTGCCCGTAAGGCCGCTCACCGTAACGTATTGACCCACAACAAAGTCCACAGCCGCAGTGCATACAATCGTCACCGTCGTCCCATCCCGCGTCTCCGCGCTGCCAGTTCGGATGCCAGCCGTGGCATCGTAGGTGCGGGGAATATAGCCGTCCGGGGCTGGGCGGGCCTGAGCGGCAATCATAAAGCGCGGCCATTGTTCGTAGCTGTTGTATGCCTGATAGCCACGCCGATTGGCTAGGGCAAGGATTTTGCTCTCCTCAGACGAGGTGAAGGAGTCCACACCGGCCAGACCCTCAATCAGCTCCAAAAGGTCGCTGTAGTTGCGATTCTGCATGGATTAAACGCGGTTGGTGGACAGGTGGGGGAAACGCTTCTGGAAGTCGCGCATAAACTCCTTGCTCTCAAACTCCTTCCCATACTTCTTGTGGAGTCTCATGTATTCACGGGCGGGAATCTCGGCCACATGGCGCAGCCCAGCCTTGTGCATAAGGGGGTTTCTAACCCCGCGATAGGTGGTAGCCTCGGCAGCCGCAGCCTTCACCCTATGCTCCTCCGTAGCCCGCTCTAGCTGGAAACCCGTGCGGATTTCACGCTCCAAGGCAGCCATGATGGTGCCGTCGCAATACTTGGGCAAAGCCGTGATGATTTGCATCTGAAACGAAAAGAGGCGCACCCCCATTAGGGATGCGCCCCAATTCTAGCATAGACTTCGCTTAGAACTTCGAGAAGTCAAGCACCTGAAGCGCAACGACCAGCTCACCAGCCGTAAGGCTGGCAACCGAGGAGTCGTTAATCTCCAGCAGGACGGGCGTGGCCGAAGAGACCAGCTTGACCGGCAGAGCGCCACCCTTAATGGTGGTCGTGCCAGCGGACTGCACGAAGGCGTCGCCGGTATTGGCAACCGGGCCAGTCATCGCGTCAACGTCGAGCGCGTCGATGAACTCGTCCGGGTCCGCACCCGTGGTCCCAACGTCAACCACCACGCTGGACGAACCAGCAAACGCCGTCTTTTCAAGGACAACGCAGGAGATGACGCCAGAGCCAGCCGGGAGGGTGGCGATGGTGATTTGACCGCCGTTGCCAGCAGCCTGAAGGTCGATGTAGGAGACGTTGGCAACATAGTTGAACAGCGTCCCAGCGGCCTCATTGATAGTAAGTTTAGCCATTGTAGTTTCCTCCTATTGGTTAGGAAATCTGGGTGATTTTGCCGTGGGCCAGCGGGTTCTTGCAAACCAGCGTGCCGGTCCAGTCAACATAGCCACGGTCGCCACCGCCGAGATTCGGCAGGCGGGTCGAACCAAGGCCCTGAAGCTCCGCGACCTCAAGGAAGTCGAAGTTGAGCAGGTAGCCCGTGTCCTTGTTCGTGGTGTCAGGAGCGCACTTCGGGTTCATGTTGATGATGTCAACAAAACCGTGGTCCGACTCATAACGGCTGACGGACAGACGCAGCGTGCCCTCATTGCCATTGTAGCTCACCTTACGAACCGAGTAGTCGGTCGAAGCCGAGATACGGGCGAAGTCGCTGATGGCGCGGCGCAGGGCCGTGTCAGCAATGAGCTTGAGGCTCTGGGTGTCGCCGCTCTCGCGGTAGATGGAGGTGATGAGGTTGTTGAACACCGTCTCCGAAAACGCGCTGGAGGCGTAGATGGAGCTGGACGGAGTGCGGTAGGCCGCAGGGACATCCGAAGGGCCGCCCGAGTCAATCCAGTCACCGAGACCGCGCATGGCGTAGGGGGTGCCAGCGCCATTCTCGGCGGAGCGGTCGTTGTTCGACAGCATGGTGGCTTCAACGTCGCGCTTGATTTCCTTGACCGCCTTGGCCTCGGCCTCGGCAATCTTGGCAGGGCCAACCGAGGTAACGAGCTGCTGGAGGTTGGACACCATGAAGTCACGGCGCATATTCTGGACGTAATTGCCCAGACGAGCGCGCTGCGCGAACTTGTCGGTGAAGGAGGTGACATCGCTACCCTCGGCGGTGCCGGTGGTCACGGGGTCAGACAGGGTGTCAACGGTCCACTCGTGGAACGTCGCAGAAGCGCGGCCCTTGGGGGCCATCGAGAGGACCGGAGTCTCCTCGGGAGAGAGAATGTAAAGACCCTCGGACAGGTCCTCGCGGTTGGAAACCGCGCTACCCGGATTCGAGGTATCGTAAGTGTTAGAGAAGGACATGGTTAATTACTTGCGTTTTGAGAGTTGTGCTGTGCGGAGAGCGATAAAGTCACTCATGCTTCCAGTTTCGCGGAGCCTGCCTGACGCTTCCTTGGCAACCTTCACATCCTTGGGCTCGCCCCGTTCGGGACCAGCGGCGGAAATGCTTGGGTTGGCCGGTGGAGTCATCTTGGGCGAGGGCTTCTGTTCCGAGATTGGAATGGAGCGCCTGCCGTAGATGGAGTTGGCAGCATGGGCAATGATGTAGCCAAGCTGCGGCTCAATGTCGGGAACTGACTTGGCAAGGTCTGCAAGACGAGGGTCTTTGACCATCGACTCATAGGTTTTGCGCAGGTCGTTGTCCTCACCTTCCAGCCACGGCAGTTCTTGCCGAGCCTTCTGTTCAAACGCACTCTTGAGCTGCTTGCGCTGCTCGGAGGCTTGAATCTCCTTGAACTGGGCCGGTAGGAACTTGTCGCGGGCCTTTCTGGCCCTGCGAAGATGCTCCTTTACCTGCGCCTTGGTCAAATCCTTGCCGTCAATGTTGGCAACTACATCGTCGCCAGCAAGGTTTTCGGCACGGTCTAACACATCCTCAGCCCACTCAATAACCTCTCCAACTTCAGTGTATTTGCTCTGAAGTTCGTCCGCTGTTTGAACCGAAGCGAAGGGATTGTTTTCAACCTTCTCCTCAAGTTTGGGCTGGGACTGGCGCATCGCCGCTTCCATCTGCGCCGCCTTCTCCTCGGCCAGCTTTCGCTTGGCCGTAAGTTCGGCAATGCGCTTCAGAAGCCCGCTCTTACCCTTTTGGGCAAGCTCGGCAATGTCCTCGTCGGTGAGTTCCGACACATCCACTTTAGAAAGAACATCCTTGCCCTCCGCTTGCGGCTCAGGCTCCTGCGTCTGGCTCTCCTTAGACTCAGACACCGGCTCCTTCACCTCTGCCGAAGGCTCGGCCTCGCTGCCAGTCTGCGGGGCCTGCTTTGGTTCCTCAGCCTTGGGGGCTGCGGCCTTGGCACGCTCCTGCATCTTGGCGAGACGGCGGGAAGCAAAATCCGCCATCGTCATTGAACTGTTTTCCACTGCTGGTTTAGCGTCCGCAGCGTTAGACGTAGTGACTTCAGACATGGTTTGCCAGCACAGTAACGCCGTGCCGAAAGCGTAGACGCATCATAGCACAGCCATTTCCTTGCCCCTTCGGGGCTTATTCCTGCTGGTAACGAGCCCGGATAGACCGCCAGTTTCCGGCCTGCAAAATCTCGTCGCACATCATCAGCTTGCCGCTGATTTGCTGCAACTCGTCCGTTCTGGCCCCCTGCATCTCGGCAATCAGGGATTCCCTGCGCTCATAGACAAACCCCATGAAATCCACGAAGTCGTCTACGTTGGAGAGGCGGTCTTTGATTCGGCGGTCTAGGCTGTCCTTCATTGCATACCTTGCGTCTGCATACCACCCATCTGGGCCGGGGCTGTCCCGATACGGCCAATCTGGGCGTTCTGCATCTGCTGTATCTGGAAGGAATACTGCTGCTGGTATTTAGTCAAGCGTGCGCGGAAAGCCTCATCCTGCTGGAGACGGGCCATGACATCCGGCTGCTGGACATACTGCTGGATGACTTGCAGGGCAATCTGCGCCCCGTTGGGCCGAGCACCAACCTCGATGCCCGCGTAAATCTTGGACAGGTCATCCGTCACCTGCTTCACAATCTGCTGCTGAGCCTGCTCGGCGGGCTGTAACACGGCGTCCGCAAGGATGGGGTCAATCGACCCAGCCATAACGTCAAGCAGGGCATCCACGTTAATCCGGCCATTGCGGTCGAATTGGACTAGGCTGACCATCTGCTGCAACTTGGCCTCCAGCATCTCGGGGTCGTTGTTCATCACATCAAACCCAATCTTGATGTCGAAGTTCTCATTCGGGTCGCCACGGTCAAACCGCTGGGCATCCGGCACGCCCGTAACGCGGAAGAACACGCTGTCTGGGCCGAAGCGCTGATAGCACTTGTAGGCCATCTTCAGCACATCCTGAACGTGCATCAGGAACTTGCCGATAAGGAATTGCTGCTTCACCGCCGAAGTGGGGTCGTTGGGCGCAAGACCAAGCAGCTTGTCGGCCTGCGCGAGCTGGGTGTTCTCCATCTCCACGCTGCCGGGGTTGTATTGCGGCTGCGGGCCGTAGCGAACCTCTCCCTGACGACGATAGGGTAGGAACCCACCGGGTCGAATGTCAGTGGGCGCGTTGCCAACCGGGTGTTCAATCCAAGGCAACGTGGCAAGGCTGTTGCGGTCAATGCGGCTGTCCCGCTCCACCTTCACCTGCCACTGGATGCCCTTGAGGATGTCGCAAACGCTTTGAACATCATACAGGCGCTTGTTGTCCTCGGAGAGTTTGGTGACGACCACGGGATAGTCCTCGTAGCCGTTCAGAAGTTCGTGCTTCGCAAAGGACGGAGCTTCCGGGATTCCCACAACGTCCTGATGGAAAACCGTGCAATAGATGCCCTCGGAATTGTCCTCTTGGTCAATAAGCCGCTGGTAGCCGTAAATAACTTCGTAAAGCTCAGAAGCGTCGTAGACGGCCACGCTTACGACATTGTAGTTGCGGCGCTCGACACGCAGGGGGTCAACGTCTGCCTTGCAGTGTTCGATGACGTAATTGACCCACTCCTCGCTCCATCCCTCCGTGGCGATTTTATTTCTAAGCTCCTGTGCGGTCATCAGGACGCGCCAGAAGCAATAAGGTGCCTGCTGGGGGTCGGTCGCGTATGCCGGGAAGAAGAAGTCTCCATCCGGGCTGACGGCCTGAACCAGCGGGCAGTCAACGCTGCGACGAACAATCGGGAACTCGGCCATGCCGGTCTTGCGAAGGTCCGCGAGAACGCGCTTGGCCTTCTTGTCCGTCATGCCGCCAAACTGCTGCTTCAGAAGCTCAACCAGCGTGGCATCGTCCGATTTCTCAAGAATGGTGCGAACAAGGTCGGGGCTGATTGTCGAAAGCTGGTCGAGCGTGAGACGCTGCTTGAAGGTGCGGTCCTCGCGCTGCCAGCCGACATAGGTGATGGCAATTCCACGCTCCAGCAGATAATTTGCAGACAGTTCCATCTGCCGCGCAAACTGCGGAATGTAGGAACTAACCATCCACTTCAGGAAGCTGCTTACCACCCGCGCCCGCGCCAAGTCGCCCATCTCGACGGGATAGGCCCGGATGTTGGCACGTTGCAGGGCCGACATGAAAAGGGAGACGTATGCGCGAATACGCTCGTCAATAACGTGCGCCTCCGTGTCAGCCGCCCCGTCCCACGGGAAGGCGTCTCCGCCATGCTTGCGGAGGTCCGCAGCCTTTCCGGGCCAGATGTTGCGCCGTGCGTCGTATCCAGCACGGCAGTTCTCCATGTAGGATTCGAGGTCGTCGATGGTGCGGTCATACGCATCCTTGAGGGCGATAACATTCGGCTCCTCGGAGGTGTAAATCAGGGCGTCTGAATTGTCGTTCTTATTCATTGAGCTTGCGGCGCAGGTTTTCCAAAATGCGGTGCGTTAGGTTCTTGTCGATGCCAACTTTATCGGCCAAGGCGTCGGCATTTACTGGGTGGTAGTCGGCTCGCATAACGCGCTGAAGCACCTCAAAGCCAAGAAGCCTGTCCGTCTGTTCGGCCTGCCAATCGGCATCAACCGAAGGGTCAGTGTCCGAGTGCGGCATGGCGGAACGTGGTTGCTCCGTTGGCGTCTGTAATGGCATGAATGGCAATGCGCTTGCCCACTAGCATACCACGCAACTTCCGAGGGACAAGACACAGGTGGCGATTGGGCATACCCTCAATCTTCACCCACACCCAGCGGTTGTTCTGGGCATCGGAAATCACGGTGCCATAAAGGTGGTCCGGCACGGTGAGGGGGGCTTCAACGGCCTGCTGGATAATCCTCTCGGCCTCCTCATCCAATTTGGTTTTGGCCCCATACCCAGAGGTGTGGGCCTTTGGAACCTTGGTGTTCTTGAGCTTCAGCAGCTCGTCTACGTTCTTGCCGAGTTCTTCGGCCAGTTTGGTCAGCAGCTTCATTTAGTAGCCTCCTCGGCGTGGGTTGTGAGCCCGCGTGGGCTCGATGAATCGTATTCCGTCAATGGCAGCATAGCGAAGGCAGTCGATGGGGTCTTTGGTGGCCTCATCACCACCGCCCTCTCCCGTGTATTCCTGAATGGCTAGGAGAAGGTTGTCGCAGCGGTCGGAGACGTAGAGATGCGGGCGGTTGAGCCCATCCACCGGCTGCTTCACGTTGTAGGCCATCTTGGTCTGGATGGCTTGGATGCCGTCCTCGATGTCCAGTCCGGGGGCCGGGACAAACGTAAGCCCAGCGTCAGCCAGCTCCTCGATTATGCTGCTGGCCCCGTTTTGGGTTTGGTATTTGGCTGCGCCAAGGCGGGGGTCAATAAGCCGCTCAAAGATTTCCTCTCCCTCCTCAAGCTGGCCTATCAGCTCAACGTAGTCCTTGATGCCGTAGCCAAGCCCCTTGCTGCCAGCCCCGCCAATCCACTTGCCGCCGTGCCAGCGAGCCCACTCGCCCACGTTGATGTCGGGCCACTCACGATAGACCCAGTAGGTGTTGCTGGCGTCCACGGCCACCCAGAGCATAAACCAGTTCTTGCTGCCAGCCGGGTCCAGAATCATGTAGCGCGTCACATCCTTCCTTGGGATGGACTCATGCTTAACCACGTTCACTTCCTTGTTGAACAGGGGGAACTTGCCCGTGGCGCTCTTGGTTGGAATCCCGTAGGCCCGCGTCAGAATCTCGTCCTCGTGCCTGTTCTTCAAATCCTCGGCAATGCGCTCATAGCCGCCAAAGGGGTTGTCCTTGGAATGGAAGTAGATGATTCCGGCGTTTCTGTTCTTGGAGTGCTGCACGGCTGGCACCCAGCGATTGTTCAGAAGCTCTGCCCTCTTGCTCTCCACCGTCTTGGCCCCCGCCGTGTAATCTCTCACTACATCCGTGTAGCCGTCAATAGGGGTGAACGTGACAATCAACTTGCTGTTCCGTGTAGCCAGACGGAAGCGTAGCGTCTCCAGCAACTCCGGCCCAATCAAATACTCGTCGCACCATGCCCCAATGTTCA